GGACGTTTTGGAAGGTTCGAGCCATCGTGTTACCGCGTGCGAAGTTACGTGCCGGTGCAGCCCAACCAGCAGCCTTCAGAATGTCACCCTTAGTGAATTTGCCCATGTCACGCAAGCAAACAAAGGAGTGGACTGTACGCTGACCGCCGTTGCGACCAGAGACAACTTTGGCATAACGGGAACCAACTTCAACCGTCAAGCCAGTGCAGAAATCAGCCGCCATCTCACGTTGGATATCGTTAGCATTTGGTCCGATCCAGCTGTAATAGTCAGCTTTGATGCATTCAAGATACTCATTCATTCCGTCAACTACTTCAAACATATTAGTTCCTTTTCAATCTCTAAGACTCTATAATAACAGGTCTGGTGGGTTTGTCAACAACTATTTTCATAGTGTTGTTTTTTTACAACTCAGCCTAGCGTCTTAACAGACGAACTAGCCAAGGCACCAACAGTCACAAAAACAGCAAAAATCACAAGCAAGATAGTCATTTCAGTTCCTTTTCAATCTCTAAGACTCTATAATAACAGGTCCAGTGTCATTGTCAACAACTATTTCAATTATTTTCGGTTTTGTTGCAGAAAAACAACGCGCCAGGAGAGGGCACCGGCGACTTTAGGCTGGTGGGGAATAGGAGAGTACGTATAGACGTAAAAAACCGCCTGGAGCGGCGGTTTTGAGTGGTCTGGCCAGCTTTTCAGAGGGTGAATCCTACTTGCCGGACCGAATCGATCCTGAAGGACCGCCAGTCTTGGTTGTCGATATCATATACTGAAATCGTGGATTCGCTCTTTTTCCTTACAATATCCGTCTTGGGAACGTAGGCTGGAACATCTTTTAGAGTGCAGTTCATCTCCCGGACAGTCCCGTCCTTCTTCTCAAAGGTTACTGTCACCTTTTCTGTAGACTTAAGTACACCATAAATCCATGACACAAACTCAGCCTTTTCGGACTCGGTCCAGTCACCAATCTTTCGTACCTTATCAACTTCTAATTCATCTATCATAGCAATCCTTTTTTTTTAATCAATCACGCATATCATTGTATAGTGCATCGGAAATTTCTTCTACTTCCGAAGGAGTAGCATCACAGCGGGCACACACGTAGTCAACAACTTCCTCATCAAACAGACAATAGTTCCATGCTTCTAGGATCAATTGAGTAACTACAGCTTCAAGTTCAGGAGACATTACATTCTTTACATAGATGCAACATAAGAGCTGGCAAAGGCACGATCTTCTGCATATTGAATATCGCCCATCAAATCATCCAGCACATCAACGATTCGGTCATCAGCCATCATTTCGGCAGTAATCTCACGCTTAGGTGCCTTGACTGCCTTAGGAGCTTTAACAGCTACAACTTTAGGTGCCTTGGGTATCGACACTTTTTTAGCCTGAGGCTTATTGGGATTAGGAGCTTTGACAGCTTTAGCTTTAACAGCGCCAGCAGCAGGCAAGCCTCGACCCAGGTCAAACATTTGGTACGCAGTTACTTTACGACCGTCACGAATCGGAGCAATACCAGCGCCGTAATCAATCTTAGCATATAGAACATAAGCCGACAACTTGTAGGGCAGAATACCTTCGATAGCCAACAGACTCTCAACGGTTACAGGAACGCCAAGACCAGCGGATGCTAGTGCGTTATAGACTTTAGCTTGGTGGGACAATTTACTCATGATGTTTTCCTTAATCAAAAATTTAACTTACAGGTTCATTATACAACGGAAACACGGCTTTGTCAAGCACAGTCCCAACGGAAGGTTCCAGAGCAATCATCGGAACCAGGACTTGTAAGCATAGTAGACATAATCTCTTGCTCACGCAGTTCATCAAGGTACGCAAGGACTTGTGCCTCAACGCATTCTTCTAATGTTAGTTCAATATCCATATCAAATTCCTTTAGTTTTCTTGGGAACAAGTTCTATTATATCACACTTTTGGTGCTTTGTGCAAGCTTTTTTCAAAAATGTTGTAAAAATGTCACACTACCAAGAGGTCTTGGATAACGAATTTGGCTTCTGGAGTAGACTTGCACCGTTCGCCATTCACGGTGATATTCCGATTGTTTACAATCTTGAGACTGAACGGACCAGCAGTCACAGTCCAGAATTCATCGGTTTTAGTACGGACTGGAATTTCACCAGTAGCGAAAAATAGCGTATCATAAAGTTCATCATAGGCTATTTTTCGGAGGAATTGCATGTTAGCCATATGATTAGGCTACCACGAAAGGTTTGTCCCAGCGACCAACATTTACGTTTACATAGTATGCGGTATCAAAATAGTCGGTCATAGCGTCCGAATTGTCGTAGTAGTCGGCTGAGTACATAGACTTCACAATCTTGGTCATTAGTTCCAGAGCTTTGCCAGAATAATGATCTTTGAAGTGGTAGGGATTCACTTGAGAATAACCAGACTTTTCTGGCTGAAAACCACGTGAGACTTGGTAGAAGTCGGCACCGCAAGTTTCGTTGGAGTTTGCAATGAAGTCAACAGGAGCCGACTTGATGGTGCAAGTAATGCAAAGGTTGGAGCACTTTAAGGAGTACTTCACACCAGTGCCCTTAAGAGCCTTGTCAAGGTTTGCTTTGATCTTTGCTTTGCGTTCTTGGTTCATGTAAGCCATATCTAATCCTTTTCAATCAATCTAGACTCTATAATAACAGGAGTAGCCAGTTTGTCAACAACTATTTTCATAGCTGTTGTTTTTTTACAACTCAGCCTAGCGTCTTAACAGACGAACCAGACACGCTACCAACAAACACTAAAACCGCAAAAATCACAAGTAAGATAGTCATTTCAGTTCCTTTTCAATCTCTAAGACTCTATTATACCACGTCTGGAACCAGTGTCAACAACTATTTTTAGGAGTGTTGTTTTTATGCAACTTTGACCCTATAGAAACAAAAAAGAGCAAAAATGCTTAAAAAGTAAGCATTTTGCTCTTATCGGGTCAGTTTTTTAAGACTTGTTTACGTTTACGTTAGCCTTTACTGCGCCAGCCAAAATGAGTGCGGCTAGCCATTGGAAGAATCCGTATTCAATTGTCAATCCGAATAGTGTATTCAGCGCCCAGATCAATGCAAGCGGTCCAAAAACGATAGCAATAATTGCTACCAAAATCAAAACCATTGCGATAGTGTTATTCATAATAAATCCTCAGTGTGTGTGTTGTTAAACGTTGCAGTAATCATCTTCATCAAAATCTTCATCATGAAGTTTATTGATATCGATATTCTTAATTCTCTCTTTGAACCTCAACTTGTCTTTTGAGGATTCTCTAATTGGACTCGGCTTCTTTTTAGGTCGATCATCATCCGCATAAAACTCACGGAAACCTTGGAAACTCTTCTTATCTTTATTAGTCTTAGACATATATTACTCAGCGACTTCTCCGTAAAAAATCTGTGGCATTGCTTCCATGACAACCTTCTTAGTGATGCCTTTGTATGTTAGCTTTTTATCCTTGATCATAAGAACAAGCTTTGCTTCCTCTGGAGAAACCGATTCAAGCATTTCGATAAAAATTGTTTCGCGCTTTAACGGAGTAACGTTAAAGCCTTTTACGAAATATTTAAACTTGCGCAACTCTTTTGGTAGACGATTGTATCCCCAATTCTCAGGCATATCTAATGGTCGGTACGGAGGTATACCTGGAGGCAAATCAAATTGAATTGCATTGTGATACGTTAGCATCAATGCTTCCTGAAGTGCTGGTTTAAGATTGCCAATTTCTCTTAGTGCATCAACTTTCTTTGATGCTGGTAGTTCCGAAATGTGCTGTAACAATTCGGGTAGTGTTGACTTAGTAATGTCCATTGCCATTTTAAAATTCCTGTAGGTGTTCTATCAATAGCTTCATGCGATTCTTGATAAAGTATGTTAAAAGTTTTTCACGACCTTTTTTAGGGGTACCATTGTATGTATTCAGTATGCTTTCTTGATATTCAGCAGGAACTTTGCTGAGGTCAATTAGAGCCTCATTACGCTTGTATCTCCGCAGCATATCGCTATCGCAAAAAACTTGTGGTTCTTCTTTTAGCCATATATTTAGCTTTTTCTCAGTTACAGCTTTTTGGCGCACACCAGCAACAATAGCATCATCTTCTGATAGGAAGTTAGGGATGCCGTCACCAGTATCGCCTTTGATGATGTGCAGTTTCAGAAATTCTTCTGCGTCATCAGCCTTGAGAAACTTCTTAGCCATAGGACTATACTGTTCTACGTTAGTGTACTTCTGCAATTGCATGAAGTCTTTATCGCTAGACAGGATCAGAATCTTTTCTGTTGCACTATTGTTTAGTTGTACACCATACTTGTGGCAAAGTGTACCGATAATGTCATCCGCTTCCGTCTTGTCAACATGCAGTACACGGTACGGAGAATACTCTTTCAACTCTTCACGAATTTTATTCAATGTCTGGAAGATTAGATTCCAATCGAACGGAGAATCTTCTCGGGACTTCTTTCGTGCAGCTTTGTAGTAAGGAAAGATATCTT